GAAGCTTATAATACTTATAATGAACTTAATAGATCTAGCACTGAAACAGAAGTTAATAAATTCCTTTTAGAAAAAGGTAAACTAATGGATGTAAAAGCACAGGTAGATAGCTACATTAAATCACTAGCTTCTTATAGAGCTGCAGAAAAATCATTTATTGATCGTCCACCTTCAAATATGACCAAAGAAGAAATAGAAGCTGCTATTCATAATATTCATACAGAAGAAAGAGATCTTCTTAAAGAGATAGGTGTTTTACGTAAACAAGCGAGGCTTGATGAAGGCAATCCGTTTAGAAATACCCCTAAAAAAACTAAACCCGACTGGGCAAAAGATTTATAGTCGCCAGACTCTAATACCCTGCACGCCATCTTCTATAACAACTTTGTGAACGAACTGAAATTCAAGACGTTCACTTTCTTTTTTCATAGCTTCTGTTGCTGCTTTAGTATCTATTGCAGGTATAAAGATAGATGTGCCGGGTTTAAATTCCGACCATAGTATTTGATAATCAACGTTATTAGTTAACATTTTTAGGTATATCCAATGCTAGTTCTTCAAAAGATGAGCTATCAATCCACAAGCATCGTTTACCTGCGCCTGATATATCTAGCCCTTTATGTAATAGTTTAGATTCTCCAGATTTATGTCTAAGCACATTAGAGTCTCGTAACTTTTTAACAAAATCATCTAGTTCAATCTTGCCTAACGATTTTAAATATGATCGCATAGTATCAAGACCTATAAATATTGTTTGTGTATCTGGTTCGATTCTGACACGTAACTCGTTGATTGGTTTCAATAAAGGCGCTTCTTGTAAATTTGAGCGTGAATCTGTCTTACTATTAATGACTAATGTGTTCTTTAAATTCTCATGTAAGAAAGTAGTTAGTGTTTCCATAGCATCAAAATCGCGTGTTTTAATTTCTACCCTAGATGATTCTAATGCTTTTTTAACAGCTAATTGCACGGGTATAGGGTCAATATTATGTATACCTAACTCTTGAGCAATCTTAGCACCTAAAAATACGGCGGCTAAGGTGGCTGAATACTTACGTTCTTTACCTGTAATATTCCATGCTTTATCTATAGCAACTTGGGTTTCTTTTAATTTAACTTTAACTACTTCTAAATTAGCTATAATCCATTGGGCATAAATTTCACCGGCATGTCCATAGTTATCAAGCAATAATTCAAAAAATTCATCAGCTTCTTCTTTAGTCATTGATTTATCTTCATCAATTCTAAGCTGCAAAAAACGAGCCATTTCACCAGACGCTTTTGCGTTTTCCGCAAATATGACCGTTCTGAAATCTGTGTTAGAAGATACTACACTGATAAGATTAAACACCGTATCGTTATGGCGTTCTTTATTTTTACCACTACTATCCATACGATTCTTACCACGACCTGTTGCCATAAACTTTAAATACTCGTGTAGCTGATCGGCATTGACTTTAGTAAACTCATCAACTGCAGCAGCCAAATTATTCATATATCCCATACGATTAATAACGGCATTACCTGTATCACCCCAGACTTGAATAAGATTTGCATTCAGTTCAGGGTTACCATATACGCTAGACATGGCTTGTAGTATTGTAGACTTACCTTGACCAGACTCGGGATTGTATAGATTAATTACGGCTGACTTTTCTTTTGATTTAAAGAAGGGCATAAGCAATGACCCAAATGCACAGAAGAAACCAAAAGCACGCAGCTCCATGTTAGGTCTTTCATATACAGAAATACCTTTCTTCCATAACTCATACGTTCCCTTTTTGACTAGTGCTGGATTTACATCTTTTAAGTCGCCAGACACCGGAACAAACTTAGTACCAAACGCGCTGATTTCTCTATTACCTATAAGTATCTTTTTGTAATCAGGTGTCCAACCATATTGTTTATACATAGGTGTTGAAGGTTTTTGTTTTTGTTGGCTTGCAATTACTGCCATAATATAAAAAATAACTTCGTCTAGTTGCTTGCCATTTCTAACAATCCCTTTAGCAGCTAAAATTTTACGAGCTTCATCACGTGATAATAGTTGTGTAAGCGGTGCAATAAATTCTTGCACTCCGTCTTGTGGAAGGTGGATTTTAAACCAAGCACAAAAACCAGCGGCATCTTTATCGTTTAAAATATCTACAAGATAAAAATCATAATCGTATATTAATACAGCTTCTTCTTGTTCGTCTTGTGTTGTTTTATATACGCCACCATTCTTCCCTCTAAAATAAGGAAAGGGGAAATCAGGAACATGGTAAGTTACAGTTTCTCCCAAGGCTTCTGACTTTGCTTGAATAACATTATCGGCGCCTTTAGCGCGTAATACAATTCGACCTAGTTCAATAGGCGAAGTAATTTTACCCTTGTGCTTACATCCTTCACAACCTTCTGGACGTAGGCTTTCAAATTGTTTACATGTATGAGGTCCTGGAATTCCATTAGCTTTAGCCTCAGTTCTAGCATACTCATATTCAGGGTGATGCTTAGATATATTATGTATTGCTGCTTCTGAATCTTCACAGAATGCTGCAATAGATAAACCAGACCTCCACAAAGGTTCTTCGATAGTAGCTTGTTTAGTTACTATATGAGTAAGTTGTGAACAACCATCATCTTTACGGCAGCGTTCTAATATTTTCATAAACTTAGAAGAGTTATTACCTAAGATAGCTTTAGTTGCTTCGTCTAATGGTCGTTTTGTACGGGGCTTATCAGTTAAATGGATTGGAACTAACCTTGCTATTTCATCAAAAGGCATTGCAACTCCTTGATTTAAAATAACAACTTCCATAGGATTAACTACATCTTTAAAATTCTTTGTACCGGGAACTCGTAGGATACGAGCTACATCAGCAGTACAAGCAGGGTCGGCTTTAAAACCTTGTTTAACACATAAAAACTTTAATCCTTCAGCAACAGGTTTCCATATGGCAGTATCTATAGGCTCTGTTAATGTCCAATAGCAATGAATGCCGTTACCTGAATCTACTATTGTAGGAGCAGGTAGTCCTGTGGTATCTGTAAATATTCGTAATGCAACGAGAGCTGCATCTTTAGTTTCATAATCTTTCCATTTGCGTTTCTTAGTATCAAATCCACAATCAATATCTAACCAAAAAATACGTTGCTCTTTAGCATTATGTCCTTTACGTTCCGTTGCTTCTGTCCAAGTTGAACATGTGAAATAAACATCTTGTTTATCATCAAGTAACTGATTTGATATTTTTAATGCATCGTCGATAGAGTTTACAAATTTAGGGGTGACTATATTTTTTTGATCTTTTCCGCAAATACAATAGTATCCTTGGTCAGACCATACGCTTTGTAAAAATTCTTTTGTTTGCATTATTCTCTCGAAATAAAGTTATTGAGGCTATCGTATGCAAACGGCAGATAGCGGTGCCGTATTATTGACTGACTAAGATTACGTTTGGAGACTTGGCTTAGTCAACCACTTGCATTGTGGCTATTCTTTATAGCTGTTTTATTCTTCCTGCTAACTCTTTGATTTTTAAGTCAAATCGTCTTGATGGTCTTGCTCGACCCGAAAACCAATCATACACTGTTTGTCGCGATACGTGAAGATCTTTCGCTACTTGACTAGCAGGGTATTTAAGTGCTATACACATAGCACCTAAAAGTGTCCCTGTAGATTCTTTAGCTTTCTGATTTGATTCAATCAGCCCTTGTGAGTATCCACGCATACTAAGTCCAATCAGATACTAAATCATCTAAACTTAAATCACCTTGATCTGTTTTAGGAGCTGCAGGTTGTGGTGCGGGTGGTGGTGTAGGCTTTTCAGTAGCGCGAACTTGTGGTTCAGGAATAACATCTTCTACTTTTGGAGCAGCTACTTGAGGACGATTAATCGGTTGTTGTTTCTTTTGTTCAAACTCTTCACCATCATCTTCTTTATTTGTGCTTACAGATAAAGTGATTGCGCGTTTAGCTTCATCTGATAATGATTTAGCTGAACATACTGCATACTCTTCATCATTTAAAACACGAATAGGTTTGAATCCAATTTTAGTGCTTGATGAGTCTTCATCAAAAGAAACTCTTGATACAACTGACATTAAGTTTTGACCATTAGCACGAACGTAATCCGTATACTCATGTAAAGGCTTGCAATCTTTTGTACCATTACCAAAAATAGATTGTGCAGGTAAAGTCATTTGATATACATCCCCATTTAAATCATCAGCACGAACAACCGCAATACGTCTACTAAAACGACATGCTTTAGTTCCATTAGCGCCAGAACCTTTAATGTTTTGTGGGCATGCTAAACAGTTATCGGCTTGTTTATCAACAACAGCTGGGTCAGGTGTTTGACTATCTGATGTCCAACATGTAGGCGGTGGCATTTTTTCGCCAGGAACATATGCTTTAGAAAAATACATACGATGAACATGTGGTGATGCGTTTACAATAATAACATCTAGAGCATCTTGATTAGATTTCTCAATCTCTTTACCGTTAACCATTAATCTAAACTTACCTCCACGTATAGAAATACGTTTAGCAGTAGAAGAACTTCCTGTTATGTTTGCAGTGAATCCATCATCACGTCTACTATGTGCTGATACCGCGGTTGAACCTTGTGAAAAAACATCTAATGCATTACTCATACTTCCTCCTTATTTTCTTTGCTCTTTGTTATTCTGACTGTGTATTCACTTGTAGCTTGTAATCCTGGCGGTGCTTTGTCAGGGTTTTGCTCTAAGTATTCTTTAATTGCTGATTGAACTAAACGCTTTTCAAAAAACTCTGGCAATTTATTTTCAAGTATAAAGTCATACATACTAGGCCAATCGCTTGACCAATATCTTGTCTTAAGTGTTCTTGATAACGTTCCAACTTTAGTTTTCAAACTAGTTACATTTAATGTTCTACATGCTTCATTAAGAGCCATGTCAACTTTGTCTCTTTGCACTTTGATTTCTGTAATTTGTTTTTCTAAATCATCAATCTTGTCGCGCATATTGACAGAAGCTTGCATAAGCTTTTCTATTCTATTGTCATCTAATTCCATACTCTCTCCTTTCAAAAATTAAGAATATTAGTATATCACAACTATTTACATTGTCAACTTATTTTTGATCAATTAAATGTCCGTATGTTAATAAAACCCAATAAGCAAATTTTAATAACTGTTCTGGGGTAGCGCTGTTTTTCATACTGTTAGCTTTGTTGCTTATTACTTGAATGTTTCCTTTTATATACCCTTTGGTATTATCAATTCTGTCTAAAGAAGGGGAGCCTTCACAAGCACCTCTTTTACCATCAGGATTAAATACTTTTTCTATTGCAATACCTAATACTGGACATATAGTGGGTATATGTATATCTTCTTCCTTTATTGTGCAAACAACTCCTTTTTTTATTGATCGATGTTTAGCACTTAACAAAAGTATTTTTTGTGGGTTTTTTTGACTGTACTCGTATCCATAAACTCTTATTTTATCTCTATTTTTTTCTCGCCATGTTTTCTTCCAAGCTTTTACATCAAACATCATTAAACTCCTCTTTATAAAGGTCAACTAATTTAATATGATTTTCAATTTTACCTTGCAACATCTTGTAAATTTTTTGTTCTACAGGACTACCTTGTAAATGCACTACAGTCATTTTGTTTTTCTGTCCTGCTCTATCCATACGAGCGCAACATTGTATGTATGTTTCAACAGACATGACGGGTGACCAAAACACAACTACGTTAGCTGCGTGAAGCGTTACACCATGTGATGCTGCTTGTGGTTGAATAACTAAAACTTGAGGGTCTTTTGATTCTTGAAACGCTTTAAATATTTCTGTGCGTTTATTCATAGATACATCGCCATGGATTGTGTCACATGAAATTTTATCTTTGTGTAACTCTTGTAACACTTTTTCAATACTATGTCTGAATGGGCAAAAAACGATAACTTTGTGGCTTGCTTCATCTATAATTTCTTTTAGTGCCGTCATACGATTTGATATGTCAAACTCTATAACTTGTGATGCATCTGAATATATTGCACCTGCACTTACTTGTAGAAGTTTAGTAAGCATAACTCCTGCATTGACTACCGTTATTTCCTCGCCCGAAGCCTGCATATACATATCTTTTTTTAACTGCTTATAATACTTATCTTGTTGGGGGGTTAACGGAACTTCTCGAGTTGTGTATAACACATCAGGTAAATCCAAACATTCATCTTTAGTATATCGAACGGCGGGTTGAAGTGTTTTAAATACAATATCTTGAGCATTAAATCTAGGCACCCAGGTGAACTGACTGACTTTTTGCATTACCATTTCCTTAAAAGTTCCTGCGTATTTCGGAACGGATGCGGGGTTCACAAGTCGAGCCAGTCCATATGCGTCAGCCGGAGATTGAGCAGCGGGTGTTCCTGTCATAAGCCATAACCATGTCTGAGGTGTTACTACACGATTTAATGACTTCCAGCGACGTGTCGTGACAGTCTTGACATAGTTTGCCTCATCGACAACTATTAAATCAAAACCGCCAGAT